AACGGGATGATACTAAAAAACATCAGCAGGAGAATCCTGAATATTGGCGTGGGCTTAATAGAAAGTCTTATAGGAACTGGTCAGAAACTCAGTATACTAAGCGAGTTATGAAATCCAACGTAAGACACAAGAGACTTAAGCCTGTTATGTGGGATCAGGAATTTACGGATTTTGTCACTGAGCAGGCACATGAACTTCGAAAACTACGTGATACTGCTACGGGTTTTAAATGGCATGTGGATCACATTGTTCCATTAAACGGTAATAAAGTCTCTGGACTTCATGTTTGGTATAACCTAGCGGTTATCCCTGCTAGTATAAATTTGTCCAAGAAAAATAACTTTAAGGAGACTTAATTTTGCCATATATGCGCAATGGCCACCGTGATTATCGTCGAGAGTATGACCTATACCAAGGTCGCCCTGACCAAATCAAAAAACGTAGTGAACGGACCACTGCTCGGAGACAAGCTAATGCCGAAGGGATTACCCACAAAGGTGACGGTAAGGACATTGACCACATTAGACCTCTCTCGAAAGGGGGAACGAACGACAAATCAAATCAACGCGTTGTTAGCGCATCTAGAAACCGCAGCTTCAGCCGTAACAAAGACGGCAGTCTCAAGTCACAAACAAGTAGCCGAGAAAGGAAGTAATTGAAACTAACCCCAGAAGTAATCGGGGGGTTCGTAAAAAGTATCCTGTCTCAAGGTTTTGATGGGGCAGTTGACAGCCCCGATTTTCACAAAGAAGTTTGGGAGCTTTGCTGCTCCCCACATCGCTATGTAGCAATCGCTGCACCACGCGGTCATGCTAAATCCTCTGCTGTAACTCTCGGATATGGGCTCTCCACTTTACTCTTTCGGGAGCGTAAATTCCTGCTACTGGTGTCAGACACCGAGGCACAATCAGCACTCTTCTTAGGGACCTTTAAACAGGCCCTGCAAGATAATCAAGACTTGGTTGAGTTGTTCGATCTCAAACGAAATGAGAAAGGTCAGGTTCAGTTTCTCAAAGACACTGAGAATGACATCATCGTTGAGTTTAATGATGGACACCGCTTTCGTATTATTGCTAAGGGTGCTGAGCAAAAACTGCGTGGTCTTATCTGGAACGGTTCTCGACCGGACATCATCGTATGTGATGACATGGAGAATGATGAACTTGTCATGAATAAGGATCGCCGTGAGAAGCTCCGTCGTTGGTTTAAGGGTGCTCTTCTTCCCTGTCTCTCAGACAGAGGTATTGTTCGGATGGTAGGAACGATCCTGCACATGGACAGTTTGCTCGAAAACGTCATGCCTAAAGAGCATGATAAGAGGACCATTACGGAGGGGCTAAAAACCCATTCCACACTTCGTACTATGTGGAAATCTGTCAAGTACCGAGCCCACAATGAGGACTTTACAGAGCTTCTATGGCCTCAAAAGAAGAGTGCTGAAATGTTCAAAATGCTATATGAAGAGGCAGTTCGTGATGGTACAACTGACATTTATAGTCAAGAATACCTGAATTATCCCCTTGATATGGCCACTACCTACTTCAAAAAGGCTGATTTTATCCCCCTAACGGAACAGGATAAAAAGGCCACTCTGTTGTACTACGTTACTGCCGACTTGGCTATTTCTCAAGAAGAACGGGCCGATTACTCGGTATTTATGGTGGCAGGTATTGATGAAAACAAAGTCATCCATGTTAAAAACGTCATTCGTGAGCGCATGGATGGTCGTGAAATCGTTGATACTCTACTTGCTTTGCAGCGGCTCTATGAACCCGTAGCTGTTGGTATCGAGGATATGCAGGTTTCTAAGTCGATTGGTCCCTTCCTTCGGGAAGAAATGATCAATACCAATACCTTCTTGACACTTTATCCAATGAAGCATGGAGGCAAGGATAAATTGACTCGTGCTCGTTCAATCCAAGCCCGTATGCGGGCTAAGGGTGTGAAGTTCGATAAGGAAGCTGATTGGTATATGGACCTCGAAGAGGAACTCTTACGGTTTCCACGAGCAAGACATGATGACCAAGTAGATACGTTTGCATACCTTGGCTTGATGCTCGACAAGCTGATTGAGGCTCCGACTAAAGAAGAACAGGACGAGGATGATTATAGACAAGAACTACGCGATTCAGACTTGGAAGATACTGGCAGAAATGCTTGTACGGGATATTGAGGAGATTTATGATTAATCCGGGACAACTATCCCCCAATGCTATGGGGAATGACCCCAATCTAGCAGAAGCAATCGCTAGTCCACAGGTGTATAAACAAGCCCCTATGGGTGCTCCAACCCCTAACACAGGAGCTTATACTCCGGGGCAGGACATGGACAGTGCAGCACCAGTATCACGGTCGGACGAACAGCCCCCGATCCGTTCTCTGCTGGAGTCCACCAACATTGCCGAGAATCTTGATGAAGATAAACTTCGTGAGATTGGCAGCATATGTAAAAGGGGCTTTGAGCAGGACCAAGAAAGCCGTAAAGAATGGGAACATAATATTGATGAGTGGACTAAGCTGGCTATCCAAGCCAAAGAGCCTAAGTCCTATCCGTGGCCTAAAGCCTCGAACATCAAGTACCCACTACTGAGTACCGCCGCGATGCAGTTCGCTGCAAGGGCCTACCCCTCTCTAGTTCCATCAGATGGGCGGGTAGTTAAGTCCAAGGTAATCGGAAAAGACCCGACTGGTGAAAAACAGAAGAGGGCAGAACATACTTCCATCTACGTGAGCTATCAGCTTATGGAAGAAATGGACGGTTGGGAAGAGGATATGGATAAACTCCTTATCATGCTTCCAATTGTTGGCACGATGTTCAAAAAGACCTATTGGGATAAGCTGACCGAGAAGAATTGCTCCAAGCTCGTCATGCCCAAGAATCTGGTAGTGAACTACTGGACTCGATCCCTTGAGCAATCTGAGCGTGTCTCAGAGGTTATCGAAATGTCAAAGCGTTTGTATCAGGAACGTATTAATGCTGGTCTATTTCTTGACACAGATATCGGTGATCCTAAGACTCCAGACGGGAACAACAACAACGCACCAGCTAACGATGCTACTACTCCTTACATGTTCATCGAACAACATACGTTCCTTGATCTTGATGATGATGGGTACGAAGAGCCTTACATCGTAACCTTCCACAAGCAGAGTGGTACTGTCCTCCGAATCATGGCTCGTTTTGATGAAACTGGACTTAAGGTAGACAATGACGGCAAAGTTATCTTTATTGAACCTATTCAGTACTACACCAAGTTTGGGTTTATTCCTAATCCGGATGGTAGCTTCTATGATATTGGTTTTGGTGTTCTCTTGGGACCCCTTAACGAATCAGTCAATACTCTCATCAACCAATTGGTCGATGCTGGTAGCCTTTCTAATCTTCAGTCTGGTTTTATCGGCAAGGGGCTCCGTATCAAGATGGGCGAAGCCCGTTTCCAACCCGGAGAGTGGAAAGCAGTAAATGCTACGGCGGATGACTTGAAGAAGCAGATTCTGCCCCTTCCAGTTAAAGAACCAAGTAATGTACTGTTCCAGCTTATGGGATCGTTGATCTCTAGTGGTAAGGAACTGGCATCCGTTGCTGAAATCTTTGTGGGTAAGATGCCGGGACAGAATACTCCTGCAACTACCACGATGGCTACCATCGAACAGGGTATGAAGGTATTTACTGCTGTCTATAAGCGTATCTACCGATCCTTGGCTAAAGAGTATAAAAAGATTTACCGCCTTAATGAGGTCTATCTTAATCCGAAGACGTATGTGGAAATCCTTGATGATAATGTCAATCCTGACGACTTCAAGGCAATTGGATATGACATCTGTCCGGGTGCTGACCCAAGTGCTATCTCTCAGACTGAACGTCTGATTAAAGCGCAAGGCTTGGCTGAACTGCTCCCAATGGGTGTTCTTGATCCTATTGAGGTGGTTACCCGTATCCTTGAGGCACAAGAGCAGCCCAATATCCAAAAGCTGTTCCACCCACAGGTACAACAAACTGGCCAACCTCCGCAACAACCTGATCCTAAGGCTCAAGAGCTTCAAATGAAGCTACAGGCACAAGAACAAACCAGCCAGTTAAAGCAACAAGAAATGGCCTTTAAGTCCCAGCTTGCTCAACAAGATCAGCAGACTAAACAGGCAATGGCAGCACAAGCGCAACAACATCAACTAGCTATGCAGACTATGACTGCCCGTATGCAAGCAATGGCAGAAGAGCATCAGACTAAAGCTAGGATGGTTCAGGCAAACCAGCAACACGCACAGACAGTTGTGCATAATGAGCAAACGCATCGACAGAAGATGCGACATGCAGAGCAACAAGCAGCAATAAAGGCTAAAGCAGCCGCTTCTAAACCAAAGACTAAGGGAGACTAATGTCTGTAACTAAAGATAGTTTTCGTGATTGGAAAGCCAATCCTGTAACCAAAGCTGTATTCAGGGATATCCAAAGTCGTATTCTCCGTATTCAAGAAGAACTCGGCACTACGGCTGGTATTGAACCTCTGAATGATCGCTTTAAATCCGGTGCCATTGGTGCCTATACTGATCTACTGAACGTTGACTTTGAAGAGGTGACTGATGGCGATTGAAGCTGTTGGTATCCGTCTTACGATTCGTCCAGACAAGGTAGTAGATTCGGAAGCAGAGAAAACGAAACAACTAGCTGAGAAAGCTGGCTTTGTTCTCCCTGAAAAAATCAAAGATGACTTGGAGTCTGAAGCTATTCGTGAGCAAGCCTCTGTAGATCAGGGCACTGTTCTTGGAATTGGTCCAGTGGCTTTCCGAGACTTTGGTGGAGAATCTTGGTGTAAAGTAGGAGACTACATTGCGTATGCACGACATGCAGGTAAATTTGTTAAAGACCCAGATACTGGTGAGAATATCCTAGTCATTAATGACGAAGATGTCGTAGCCAAAATTACAAAGGTAATTAAAGATGAGTGATCAAAACCAAGAGGTAGATGACAACAAGCAAGTAGAACAAAATGAACCATCCCCTGTAGAAATCGAAGCCCGTGCGTCGGGTTGGGTTCCGAAGGAGGAGTTTCATGGTGATGAATATAAGTGGGTAGATGCCGGTGAATTCGTTCGTCGTGCTCCACTATTCCAAAAGATTGATCTGCAAACCCGAGAACTGAAAGAACTGAAAAAAGGTCTGGAAGCTCTTAAACAACATCATGCGCAGGTTCGAGATACTGAGTATAAACGTGCTCTAGAAGACTTGAAAGCTGCCAAGAAAGATGCCTTTATCGAAGGTGATGCAGACAAGATTGTGGAAATTGATGACAAGCTGGAAGCAGTTAAAGATGCACAGCGTAAATTCGCTGCTGAGCAAGCTACCGAAGCTGTTCGTGCTACTGATCCAGAAGTTATCCATCCAGAGTTTGCTGCTTGGACTCGTCGTAACACTTGGTATGAAACCTCTAAGCCAATGAAGGCGTTTGCTGACGCCCTAGGTATTGAGCTTCGTGCATCTGGAATGTCGCCATCTGATGTTCTGAAACAAGTTGAAAGTCAGGTTAAGGAAGAGTTTCCTCAAAAGTTCCGCAATCCTAATCGAGATAAAGCCCCTGCCGTAGAAGGTACTTCTAAAGGTGGTGGTAAGTCCCAAGCTTCTGGTGAAGCATCCCTGTCCGATGATGAACGTCGGATTATGAACTCTATTGTTCGTACTGGTGCTATGACTAAAGAGCAGTATATTGCAGAACTGAAAAAGGTTAAAGGAGCCTAAATGAAAGATGCTATCGCTAAAAGCCCGAGCGGGCGTGTACGCCGTACCCCTGTGGGCGTGCGTAATGTTCTTACAGTCGGTGGTAAAGACCCGGCTTATGAGTATCGTATCGTAAACGACACGGGAGACCGCGTAGAGCAATTTAAGTCCGCTGGATATGAAGTTGTCTCTGCAAAAGATGTTACCGTCGGTGATCGTCGTATTAATCAAGCCTCTGCAGAAGGCTCGGCTGCTACGGTTTCCGTAGGAGGCGGCACTAAAGGTGTCGTCATGCGTATTAAAAAGGAGTGGTTCGAAGAAGACCAGCTACGTAAGCAAGAAAACGTAGATCTGACTGAATCTGCCACTAAAGCAGATGCACTTAAGGGTACATATGGTAAGCTTGACATTGAACGAAGCTAATTCCAGATCACCCATTAGGTGCTTTTAATCTAATGGAGAAAATTTATGGCTAACGTTAGCCGCGTAAACGGGCTTCACCCGGTACGCTATCTTAACGGTGCTAAATACACTGGTGCGATGAATCTGTATTTCATCCCATCGGGTAATGCATCGAATGTCTTTGTCGGTGATCCGGTAAAGGCAGACACTACGGGTGACACTGCCGCTGCTGGTGGCAAAGCAACTGGTATTCAATCGGTTGTTCCTGCTGCTGCTGGTGATGCTATTCTTGGTGTTGTGATGGGCTTTGCTGTTGACCCCACCAACCTCAATACCCCGCAATATCGTGCAGCTTCGACTGGTCGTTACGTCCTCGTGAGTGATGATCCAAACGTGCTGTATGAAGTACAAACCTCGAACGGTACCCTTGGTGTTGCAGACGTTGGCCTTAACGCTAACATCGCTGTAGCCGCTGGTTCGCTTACTACGGGTTCTTCGGGTGTGACTCTGGATGTGGCAACAGCTGCTACTACTGCAACTCTGCCTCTGAAGATTATGGGTTTCACTCAACGAGTGGACAACGACAATACTTCGGCAAATGCCAAAGTTGTTGTTAAAATCAACAACGATCAGTTTGGTGCAGGTACTGGCACCGCTGGTGTATAAGGAGGCTAGTTAAATGGCTATTATGAATAGTGGCTCATTTGCTAAGGCCCTATGGCCCGGCGTAAATGCTTGGTACGGTAAGGCTTACAATGAGTATGAAGTAGAGTTTGAAAAGCTGTTCGACAAATACACGTCTAATCGTGCATACGAAGAGGATGTGGGTCTGTCGAGCTTTGGTCTTGCAATTCAAAAACCGGAAGGTGCTTCGATTGCGTATGACCAAGAGCGGCAAGGCTTCACCAGCCGATACACCCACGCGGTGTTCGCACTGGGCTTCATCATCACCCGTGAGATCATGGAAGATGATCAGTACGATGTCGTTGGTCAAAACAAAGCGAAGGGCCTTGCCTATTCGATTCGTCAGACCAAAGAGATTCTCGGTACCAACGTTTACAACCGAGCATTCAACTCGACCTATACTGGTGGTGATGGTGTGGCTCTGCTGTCGGCAGCCCACCCGAACGTTGCTGGTGGTACTTGGTCGAACCTGATTGCAACTGCCTCGGACCTGTCCGAAGCGGCTCTGGAGCAGGTAGTGATTGACATTGCGTCGTACACCAATGACCGTGGTCTGCGTATTGCAGTCAAACCTAAGACTCTGGTAATTCCTTACCAACTTCAGTTTGAAGCAGCCCGTATTCTGAAGTCGGTTGGCCGTGTTGGTACTGATAACAACGACATCAATGCCCTGAACAACATGGGCATGTTTAAAGATGTGATTGTGAACCACTACCTGACCGATCCGGATGCATGGTTCATTCGTACCGATGTTCCTAACGGTATGAAATACTTCTCGCGTCGTGAGGACGAGTTTAGTATGGACAACGACTTCGATACCGAGAACGCTAAGTTTAAAGCTTCGTTCCGTGCATCGTGGGGTTGGACTGATCCGAAAGCTCTGTACGGTTCGGCAGGCGCTTAAGCGTCATTAACCCAAGGGGGTGCAGAATAACCTTCTGTGCCCCTTTCTTTTTGGAGAATCCCTATGGGTTTCAAAATTCTTGACGTAGCTCCGGTAGCCACCAATGGTCCTTCTGCTACTACGCCATTTTGTAAAGATGTAGTAGTCAAAGCATTCCTTATTAATCGAACTGATACTGTAGCTTCGGTTAAATGTGTGCTTCCGGCTGATGCTACCATTATCGACATTCGTGCATATAGCCCAGCCGCTTCCAACGCAGGCACCACCGCCACCATCAGTATAGGTATTCCGGGCACTCCGGGCTACTTCTTGAATGGTGTGGATGTTAAGACTGCTGCTGGTAAGCTCACCACGACTGGTGCCACCAATCTATTCAATCTGGAAAATATCCCGCTTGGCTCTGATATTCAGATCACCGGAGTGTATGCCGAGACCGGTACGGTCTCCAGCGCTGGTGGTCCTTTTTATATCACGGTTGAGTACGTACGTTAACAACCGGAGCCCTTCGGGGCTCCTTCTTTAGAGGCTAATATGTCTACTCAAATTCGGGCTTTTCGGCCTCTAGCGGCCACTCAAAATATTGCTGTCACTGCGAGTGCCCAGACTGTAACTCTCAACTACTCACTTGGTACTCCCCAGATTCGATTCTGTAATATTGGTACTCAAACTGTTTTTATTGTACTGGGGGATAATAGTTCTCAAATAGATGCAACGGCCGCCAACGCAGTTCCAATTCCTGCGGGACAAACTGAAATTTTCCGAGTACCCCCTAATTGCCCAAGTTATTCGGTAATTGCTGGGGCTACTGGTTCCACCCTCTATTCGACTGTTGGTGAGGGTATCTAATGGGTCTCTTTAATTGGCTTACTCCTAAAGCAGAAGAACCTAAGACTCTAGAAGTAATCCCTGAGAACCCACAGCAGTTTATATACCCTGTTCTCAATGATTATCGGAAGGGTATGTGGGTGAAGACTCCTGCTGCTCGTATTGGTATTCTTAATAGATTTACTGATAATGGTTGTGCTGAGGTACACCTTACAGATGCCAAGGGTATGACCCTGAGCACTGAAGAGTACCCAATTAGTTCCTTAGTACGCGCTAAACGTTCAGAGATCCCTGAGGACCGCATCAACCATCTAACTCGTGCTGATACACGGGCACTTGGATATGAGGACTAATTAATGACTATTCTTGTTCCTAACACTGGTGAAGTCATTGCCCTGTCTCTCTTGGTTAATAAAACCGCCCCGGAAAATTTGGTGTATCGACTGTTTGCTACTAACGTAACTCCTGCTGAGACAGACACGGCAGGTTCATACACAGAGGCGGCTGGCGGTGGTTATGCGGCAATTACCACGACTGGTGCCAACTGGACGGTTACTGGTGGTGCTCCTAGTACGGCAGCATACGCCCAACAGACTTACACCTTTACAGGCCCCTTGACTACCAATGCTACTATCTATGGCTACTATGTGACTCAGGCAACTTCAGGTACTTTAGTGCTTGCCGAGACCTTTACCAGTTTCACTCCAGCAGCTAACGGTGACAATATTAAACTAACCCCACAGATAACGGCGGATTAAATGACAACTGCGAAAATTATTCAGGGAACACGCACTCAGCTCGCTGGCGCAGCAGCGGCGATGAATAGCCTTGCCAACGTGACCTATGTGACGCTGGGCACGATTACACTACCAGATCAAGCACGAGATATGTTTGTGTATATAAATCCAGCGAGTACCTTGTTGGCCTTAACTATTGTTCTACCCAATGATGCTTCCACTGTTATCGGACAGAACATTAGGGTATTCTTTACGCAGGCTATCACGGGATTGACCTTTACTAACATCAATCCATTGCCTGTCTCTGCTGCCATTACTACGGGCTTTACTTTACAAAAGGTGGCAGCTAATAGTTGGGTGAGGCTCTGATGCAGAACTACTACAAGCCCGGCTGCTGGAATGTAGTCTGTATGGTCTGTGGGCGACAATTTAAGAGCGATGAAGTTCGCAAACGGTGGGACGGGCTTATAGTTTGTAAGAGTGATTACGAAGAGCGCCACATCGCCGATTTTATCCGGGTGAAACCGGAGACCTCTACGGTTCCGTACACGGCCCCTGAACCCACAGATGTGTTTGTAGTAATCCCTTATTTCAGTTCATCAGCGGTAGCAGATTATGCCTTGGCAGATGTGTCTATTGTTGGTGTCCCACTACCAGAGAATATTTAATTATGGCTTCTAAAACTTTTACCGCCGGGACTGTTATTGACTCTGGCTGGCTCAATGATGTGAATAGTACTGTATATGAGGCATTACAACTGGCCGATTATGTAACACTGCGGGCATACTCTGGTTCACGCAAGAACGTGTATGTGCTCAGGTCGGGGATTGCCGGTACGTTCGTACGTGACGATAGTGACACAACCAGTGCCGACAACGGTGGCACGGTCATCGTGGCGAGCAACGGCAAACGCTGGAAGCGTGCCTACACCGGCGCTGTCAATGTAATGTGGTTTGGTGCAGTCGGCACTAACGTAGCCACCAACGCAGCATATGACACTCCGGCTTTCGTGGCTGCGCTGGCCACCGGCAAGAATGTGATTATCCCGCCCGGCTATTACTTCGTTAGCCAGACAATGAACCTTGGGTACGCACAGTGTATGTGGGGTGCTGGGCGTGGCAAGACCTATATCAACTACACCGGCGGTGCCGGTACGGTCGGCATCTACTGCGGAGCCACCGGCCTGATCAACCCAATATATGACATTGAGCTAAAAGATTTCACGTTGTTCTGCAACAACATGGCGTCGCGGGTCGATCACGGCGTGATGCTGGAAAACTGCGTGTATTTCAATCTGGACAGCATCACCGTGTTGGGGCCGGGAAGTCCGAATGATGCGACACCAGCCAATCGCGTGCTGACCGGAAACGGCATCTACATCACCAACAATTCGATTATCGGACGCATCAGCCGGTGCTCAGCCCGTCTATGGAATAACGGCTACTACCTTCGCACGCTGCCTTCCAGCCCTTCCGCGTGGGCCGCATCAATCGTAATCGACGGGCAGGGCGAGCTGGCCAACAACATGCTCGGCATGGTTATCGGCGATCCCGCAGTGGCGTACTCGTGCGGATCTGGCGTGGCGGTGCGCGATATGTGCGTGCAAGGTAACTACAGCGGCGGTATGTTGCTCAACAGCGGCGACAGCACCATCGTTGAAGGTTGTTACTTCGAGGGTAACGCCAACTATGATGTGACCATCGGCGGCGGCGCGTCGATTCCGGCCTGCGTCCGCATTCACAGCAACAACATGGCGACCGAGGATATCGGCGTTACCCCCTACGGTACCTTCCCGTACACCGCCAAGGTGATCGTGAACAGCGGCAGTTTCGCGACGATCCGCGACAATGACATGAGCATCAGCACGGCCATCCCGCTGATCCGCATTTTCGCTGCTGCCGATAGCACAACGGTGACTGGCAACCGTCTGAATTCAACCGCGGCCGCTAATGCGCGTATCGCCAACATCAGCGCATCGAGCATCATCAACGACAACTTCCCGAACGGGGTGTCGAAATCCGCATCTGGATCTTTTACGCGGGTGATGAACACGGCTGACGGCACGTACGCCGTGACAGGGCTGGGCTTTCGCCCGAGCGCTCTGCACTTCAATTGCGCGATCGACACCGTTGCGGAAAACTCGGTCGGATACGTCGACGCACTATGCCAGGCGCGGTGCATCACCAGCGATGGGTCGAACATCAAGAGTAGCAGCAATTACGCGATCAAGATCATCCGCCCAACTGCTGCCGATGCGCTTCTCGCTGCCGTTCAGTCGCTTGATAAAGATGGCTTCACGCTCAACTTCACGCACACCGGCACCCCGCCAGGCAACAGCCTGGTCGTCAACTGGCTGGCAATAAAATAAAGGCAGATTCTCATGACCATCTTTACCAGTGTGTAACTTTTGATATTGGCATAAGTGATATTAAGAATAATTGATATGGAGAAATCTATGACTGAACCAGCTTCAAGTCAAGTCGTGGGGCTGGTAGCCAAATCCGTAATGGATGTCACGTCTTACAGTATTGTATGTGCCACCGTTATTAAACTGCTTCCACCACTTGCAGCACTTATCTCCATTCTCTGGATTGGGTTTCAGTTCTATCATTCTGAACCTATGAAAGAGTGGAGAAATAAACGAAAGGAAAAATAACTATGGCATTCCTACTAGACGCAATTCCAGCACTGATTGGAAAGGTCATTGATCGGGTTATTCCTGATCCTGTGCAACAAGCAGAGGTCAAACTCAAAGTAGCTGAACTTGCTCAGAATGGTGAACTTGAGCAGCTACATGCTGATGTGCAGTTGGCTCAGGGACAGATGGATATTAACAAGATCGAGGCAGCCAACACTAACCTGTTTGTATCCGGTTGGAGACCTTTTATCGGATGGGTCTGCGGCTCTGCATTCGCCTACGCCGCAATCATTGAACCTCTGTCTCGGTTCTTGGCACAGGTGCTCTTTCATTATATGGGGGCCTTTCCAGTCATTGATACCACCCTGACTCTACAAGTCTTGCTTGGTATTCTTGGTCTTGGTGCTTATCGTACCTATGAGAAGAAGCAGGGAGTGGCTTCGTGAGCACTAACTTCAATCTAACTAGTGATCAGCTAGTAGGTTCTGCTCTTCGTAAGCTGGCAGTTCTAGGGGACGGGCAGTCCCCTTCAACTAGTCAATTATCCACAGGAACGCAAGCTCTTAATGTGATGCTCAAGACACTCCAGACTAAGGGAATGCCGCTATGGGCAATCAGTGAAATGGATGTACCTATGACTGCTTCTCGTACCATCGGTATTGGTCCCACACCTCTAAAGGTGCTACAAGCACTGATCTTGGATAATGACTCCATGATCCCCTTGAACGTCAAGACTCATAACGACTATAACCTTTTGGGAAATCCCTCCGCAGTGGGTGTGCCAGTTCATTACTGGTATGAAACTACAGGTGTGTTGCATCTGTGGCCAACCCCTGATTCAGACTCCATTGCCAACAAGGTTATTCGTATTGTGTATCAACGTCAGTTCAACGACATGGTAGCTGGTACAGATACCTTAGATTTTCCCAACTATTGGATAGAGGCAGTGATTTATGGACTAGCTCATCGATTGAGTCCTGAATATGGTATCCCACTTCAGGATCGCCAGTTGCTTGCTAAAGAAGCAGAGTATTTCTTGACGGAAGCATTGTCATTTGGTACGGAGGAAGGCAGCATGTTCTTTGTGCCAGATCGAGGTTACTAATGGCCTACAACAATCAATACTACACAACCTACTCCACTAAACGTATTCCTTTTGTAGGAAACCCTGAGCAGCGAACTGGTGCTTCGATCACTAAAGATCAAATCTTCATCAACTTCTTCGCAGAAGCCACCAAAGGACCGGAGGGTAGCAAGTACTTTCTTGAGCAACGTGCTGGTCTGGTCTATCAGCTCTCTACGGCAACCGGAGAAGGTAGGGGTATCTACTACTGGAATGGCAATACTTTTTCAGTGATTGGAAATACCCTGTATCGTAATAGTACCGCTGTACAGGTTCTCTCAACCTCCACAGGCCATGTGGGATTCCAAGAGTTTGCCAATAATACCAATCAGAGCTTTTTGATTGTACTTGATGGAATCTCAGGTTGGGTATTAAAGACTGATAATACGATAACTAAAATCACTAGTGCTAACTTTCCAACCCCGCATGTAGTCAATGCTGGCTATATTGATGGGTACTTGGTAGTGGCTAAGGCTGGCACAGCAGACCTCTATAATAGTAATCTACTTGACCCTTTGACATGGACTGCTGGTGATTTTATTACGGCTGAGACGTTTCCTGATCCTGTGCTTTCCGTTTGTCGGCAGAACAACTATATCGTAGCTATCGGCACTCAGACCACTGAGTTCTTCTATGATGCTGGTACGTTCCCCGGAACCCCTCTGGCCCGAAATAGTGCGGCACTACACCAGATTGGCACTCCTGCACCTGATACGATGGCTCAAATTGAAGAGCAGATAGTATTTGTGGGACAGACACAAACAGGTGGCCGTACTGTCTGGGTGTTTAATGGTTTCAATCCAAATGAGATTGGTAACGAACCTGTTCGTCAGAGCCTTGACTATGAAGGTGCAAATATCGTCAATGCTAAGGCATTCTGCATCAGGTCCAAAGGCCATAAGTTTTATGTGCTAAATCTCACAGGTGTTACTTGGGTGTTTGACTTTGATAGCCAGATGTGGCATCAATGGGCCAATTATACAGGTGCTGCTAAGTTCAACTGTGACTATGCAAGTGATTACTCAGTTGGTTATCCATTAGTACTTGATCGAACCGCTGGCTATGTCTATGTCATGACAGAGGGTATATCCAAGGATGCTACGGGACCAACTACTACTGCAAACATTACTAGTATTGCCATCAGTGACAAGTTAGATTTTGGTAGTATGAATCATAAGTTCATGCACCGTTTCTCTTTGATCTGTGATGTTCCCTCTGGACCCTTTGGAGATAATCAGACTTCCTGCACATTATACTGGACGGATAATGATTACAAAACCTACTCAAGTGGACGAACTATTCAGATTAGTGACACCATGCCTACGACGGTACAGCTAGGAATATTTAGACGGCGGGCATTTAAGTTGGTGTACTCAGATGCCTATCCCATGAGGCTGGAGGGATTTGAAGTAGATATTAATGTCGGATCACAATAAGGAAACTATACGATGTCACAAAATATAACAAGTAAAAGTCCGGGACTTACTGCGGGTCAGCAACAGGCATACGCAGGGCTAGAGCATTATCAGAATAGCGCTCTATCCGATTGGATTCCGAATGAGGCTGATTATGGTACCGGGCTAGATGCTTGGCTTGCAGCAGATCCAACACTTTCTGCACTAGCGTCCGCTGGTGATGGTGTTGATCCAAGCTCCTACAATAAAGCCCGTCAAGATGCCATCGCTAAATACCAAGGCCATACTACTTCTGAAAATGCTGCCACTGTTCGTCAAGGTGTTATTGACGATACCCAGAAATCCGTAGATTGGTGGAATGCCAATCCAAATGGTGATGATGATTTCCTAGATAGATTGATGAAGGTAGCTATACCTGCTCTTGTGGGAGGTATCGTTGGTGGGGGTGTATTGGGACTGTATGGAGAAGGAGCAGCAGGTGCTACGGCTGGTGGGGCAGGTAGTACTGGTGGGTTGGCTAGTGGTGTTGGGTCAGCAGGTGCTGATGTAGCTCTTGGTAGTCTTCCTACCTCAGGCTTTGGACTTGACAGCCTTGCTTGGGCCGACGGTCTGGGAGGGGCAGGGACGGCTGGTGCCGCTGGTGGTCTAGGTAGCGGTGCAGCAGGTCTGGGTAGTATGGTTGGCGTTGAGGGAGGTGCTCCAGCCGTGGTCACCATTGGTGCTCCTGCGGCTACAGCAGGTAGTGGTTTGTCTGGAGCAGGTGCTATTGGGGCTGGTCTTGGATTGGAAAATATTCTTGGCAATAACCCACAACTTCCTGTAGATAGAGATCTGCTCAGCCAGATGCCTAATATTCAAAATCCTGATCCAATGGGTCTTGGTGGTACTCTACCAGTCCCCCAGTTCGGAGTCCCAACTAACATTAATGCTGGCACTCCTTCTGGTACAGGTACTACCGCTACGCCCGGCGGCACCTCTGGTATTCCGGGTGGTCTTGGAGGTCTGGGCAGTCTGCCCGGTGCTATTGGTAGTGCCATTGGAGGCATTGGTGACATTATCGGTGGAAATGTAGACAGGATCAAGAACCAGCAAGACCAAGAATACTGGCAGAACTATATGGATAAAATGACTAGTATGTATATGCCGGGAACTCCAGAAGCTAACCTAATGCGGGGCAAGGTTGAAGCACAGGATGCTGCTGCTGGTCGTAACAGCCAGTATGGTGTTCGTGAACAGAATCTGGCAGGGATGCTTGCTCAGCAACGTGCCAACATCATGACCAGCCCTTCATTCTACAATATGGGTGCAGCATCACGAGGCCACTATGACAACAGTCTGAACAGCCTGTTCGGGGCTCTTGGTAGCGCTACTTCCGGTGGTGGATTGGGGGGTCTCATGGGCAATATTGGGAATATTGGAAGTTCTCTATATAACATGTTTAACGGTTCGTCTACTCCCCCTATGAGGTAAATATGGATTTGAATTCGATGTATCAAAATGGCATGGGTAGCTTTGCCAGTATGAACCTTGGTCGGCAGATGGTGGCCGATCAACAGATGGCTGGTGAGAGGCTTAAAGAACAGCAACTGTCAAATCAGAATGCATCAGTGATGAATCCCCTAAACGCTCAGTTCAGGCAGGGACAGATTGCTGAACAGTCTGCTCAACTGCCGGGCGTTGTCGGAGATTCACAGGTCAAGGCTAGTGCTGGTCAAACAGAGGCTGCCACAACTGGTGCCAAGATTGCTCAAAGATTAAGCAGCCTTAGTGGTCAAGTGGGTGTAGATGGTATGCAAAAGATGGGACGAGAGGGGGAGATTGCTCTTCAAACCTCAAAGGTACTAGCTAATTATCCTCCGGCCCTGCATAAGGAAGTCTTGGGTAAAGTCATGCAAGCGTATGGTGCAGACCCCAATTCTCCTCTGATTGCTGGTGTCATGAAGATGCCAGATGGAGATGTCCAGAAGAGTCTTGAAACTCTCGGTACTGGTATGGCTATGGCAAGTAAGGAGTTCCTTACCAAGTCAGCCCTTGAAGACAAGACTCTCGCAAGTCATGAGAAGGTAGCACAGGGTAACAACGCCACTACAATTAAGGCGGCTGAGATTCATGAAGCTGGTCGTCTTGGGGCGGCTAAAGCTCGGGCAGACGCAATGGCTCATGGAAAGATGTCTGTGGATCAGGCAATTGCTATGCTTGAAATGGCACAAGATCGTACACCAGAAGAG